ACGGACATACACATGTAAATAATTTTTATAAAGCTAAGATACTGGTTATTATGGCTATAAAAAGAGAGATAGACGATAAGCTAAGTAAAAGAGATATAGAAAGTCTTATTAGATTAACAAATGATAATAGATATAGAAATAAATTATTAGAATTAGAAAGGAGTGGTATTAATGGCGAAATTGACAGCTAAACAAAAGAAGTTTGTAGAAGAATACTTGATAGACCTTAATGCCACTCAAGCAGCAATTCGGGCTGGATATTCTCCTAATACTGCACAAGAACAAAGTAGCAGGCTGTTATCAAATGTTATGGTTAAAAATGAAATAGATAAAGCTATGGCTGAAAGAAGTCGAAGGACAGGTATTAATCAAGATAGAGTTTTAAGGGAGTTAGCAAAGATAGCATTTGTTAATCCAAATGATGTTATAAATTTCAGAGATGCAACTGTAAAAATGACAAGTGAAGAAAATTTAGCTGCTATTGCATCTATAAAAGTTAAAAAAATACCTGGAGAATATGGGGATGCTACAGAAAGAGAAGTAAAATTATATGACAAATTAAGAGCATTAGATTTGCTAGGCAGACACTTAGGAATGTTTAAAGACAAAATAGAAATCAATGGAGATATGGGAGTTAAAATAGTTGATGATATCCCTGATGAAGAATGAAACTGACAGAATTAATCGCTCCAAGCTTCTATAAAGTACATCACGATATAAAACAAGGTAAACATACTCATTACTGGTTTAAAGGTGGCCGTGGTAGTACTAAGTCATCATTTATAGGTACGGAAATACCTCTTAATATGATGAAAGATGCTGAAAAAGGAATATATTCAAATGCTGTTATTTTTAGGCGAGTAAAAGATGTTCTAAGAAGCTCAGTATTTGAGCAAATATTATGGTCCATAGAAAAACTAGGTGTTACAAGCAAGTGGAAAATAAGTTACTCTCCGTTAAAGCTTACTTATATACCTACAGGCCAAGAAATACTTTTTAGAGGTGCTGACAATCCTAAAAAAGTTAAATCTATAAAGGTATCAAAAGGATATATAAAATATATATGGTTTGAAGAAGTAGACGAATTTGAGAACTACGATAAGATAAGAAATATAAATCAATCTCTTATGCGTGGTGGACCTAAATTCTTTGTATTTTATTCTTTTAACCCTCCAGAATCTCAAAGAAACTGGGCGAACATGGAAGTATTAGACCAAAGAACAGATAAATATGTACATCATAGCGATTACAGGAGTGTTCCAAAAGATTGGTTAGGAGAACAATTCATAATAGAAGCTGAACACCTTAAAAAAGTAAATATAACTAAATATGAACATGATTATTTAGGTGCTGTTACTGGTACAGGTGGAGAAGTATTCTTAAACGTAACAATAAGAAAAATAACAGATGAAGAAATAAGCAACTTTGACAGAATAAAAAGAGGACTTGACTGGGGTTACGCTCAAGACCCATTTGCTTATATTGTTATGCATTACGATAAAACAAGAAAAAGATTATATATATTTAAAGAAATATATCAAACTAGATTATCTAACTCAAAAGCAGCTGAAAAAATAAAACAACTAGATCCAAACTCTAAAACTATTATTGCAGACTCATCTGAACCTAAATCTATAAAAGATTTAAAAGACTTAGGACTAAAAGTAAGAGGTGCTAAAAAAGGACCAGATAGTGTGGATTATGGGATTAAGTTTTTATCAGAAGAAATAGAAGAAATAATAATAGATAGTGATAGATGTCCTAATACTGCTAGAGAGTTTTTAGGGTATGAAACTGAAAAAGATAAAGATGGAAACTTTAAAGGTGAGTATCCAGATAAAAATAATCACTCGATGGGCATTGCTGCTTAGTCGAGTATAAACCGAGGAATTAAGCGGGAAGGCTGAAATGCTAATCCGAACCGAAGGCTAATTTTAAAAGATTAGCCAGGGGCAGAGACTAGAACTGAAACTTGAAAAAGAATATAATGTTCCACGAGGCCTCGGAGTTTTCAATAAATTTTAATAGACGCTATTCGATATTTTGTGGTATAATATTATTATAAAATAATCGGAGGTGCGATATGAAAACAATAATAATGGACGGTTTTAAATTTACTTTAGTTAATGGTAAGAAATACCACTACAATTCAACGTTAAGAAAATATTTACATCAATATGTATGGGAAAAAGAAAATGGAGCTATTCCAGAAGGATATGAAATACATCATATAGATAGAAATACTACTAATAATAACATTGAAAATTTACAATTAGTTACAAAAGAAGAACATCATGAAATCCATAAAATTTTATCTTGGGATGAAGATAGAAGAGAATGGGCAAGAAAAAATCTTGAACTAAATGCTAGACCTAAAGCTAGTGAATGGCATGGAAGTGAAGAAGGGTTAGAATGGCATAAAAAACAATATAATAGATGCAAAGAAAAATTACATAAAAAAGAAACTTTTAAGTGCGAATGTTGTGGTAAAAAATTTGAAGGCACAGCAAATGGAGTTAATAGATTTTGTTCTAATAAATGTAAAAGTAAATTTAGAAGAGATAGTGGTATAGATGATGAATATAGAATTTGTAAAGTATGTGGTAAAAAGTTTAAAACAAATAAATACAGTAAAGCAAAAACTTGTTCAAGAAGTTGTGCAAATAAACTTAGAAAACTAAAAGATAGTCCGAACTTACAGGAATAGAAACTGTAAGAAGCAAGGGATAAAGAGCTCTTGCGATAACAAAATGTGATGCAGCAAGATATGCTATGGAAGATGAAATTAGACAAAATAGAATTAAGTCTAAGAAACTTGATTTAGGAATATAGGAGGTGAGAAATTGATATTAATACCAGGATTTGAAGAAGTAAAAAGACCTATATTTATTACAGATAAAGAAAGACTGGAGCTTGATAATGTGCAAAATATATTAAATGAGCACCAGTGGTTTAAATCTGAAAAATATTATAGAAACTTGAAATATTATGAAGGTTATCACGAAATTTTAAATAGGACAATGGAAGATCCTAAAAAACCTAATAATAAAATAGTTGTAAACCTTCCTAGCTTCACAACAGATATAAGAACTGGTTATTTTAGTGGAGAGCCTCTTACTTTTTCTAGTGAAGATGATAATGTAACAGAAACAATAAATAATATCCTTGATTACAATGATTTTCAAGATGTAAACACAGAGCTTGACCGATTAACTAGTATATACGGCCATGCTTTTTTAATTTTATACATGGATAAAGAAGCTAATGTTAGATTTGCTACAGAAACTCCTGATAATATGATTATTGTTTATGACAATAGCTTAGAAAAGAATATTGTAGGAGCTGTAAGATATTATTACTATACTGATGTATCTGATAATGAGCAAAAGGTTTATATGACAGTCTACAACAAAGATATGATTGAATACTATAACGGCAAAGTAGGAGCACCAGAGTTAGTAGATATAGAAGAAAACTACTTTGATGGCATTCCTGTTATTGAATTTGTAGAAAATGAAAACCGAAAAGGCTGTTATGAGGATGCAATAAGCTTAGTGGATGCAATAGAATCTGTTATTAGCAGTTCAGTTAATGAGATAGAGTACTTTGATAATGCTTATCTGTTATTAAAAAATTTAGCTGGGACAGAAAAAGAAGATATCGACAAGATGAAAGAAAATCGAGTTATGCTAGTTGAAGATGACGGCGATGCTGAGTTTATTACAAAAACAGTAGATGATGATTATACTCAAAACTTGCTTAATAGATTAGTTAATGACTATCACAAAGTCACTAAAACACCTAACCTAACAGATGAAAAGTTTGCTGGCAATGTTAGTGGAGTATCGCTTAAATTTAAGTTATTCGCACTTGAAAAAGATATGGCCAAGAAAGAGAGTAAATGGAAAAAGTCAATCCAAAGAATGCTAGAGCTTATATGCACTGTTTTAAACATAAAAGGAACAAGTATTGATTACAGAACTATCAAGATAACATTTACTAGAGCATTACCAACTAATACATTAGAACAGGCTCAAATGGTTTCTCAGTTATCTGGAATAGTTTCAAGAGAAACATTATTAGCTCAGTTAGATTTTATTGAAAATCCTAAGCAGGAAATAGAATTGATAGATAAAGAGCAAGAGGAACAAATGAAAAAGTTTGATATGTATGCTGATAGTGATGTGGTTAGTAATCCAAAAGAGGGAGATAAATCTCAATGGGCAGAAGAACAAAGTATTACTTAGGAATGAAAAATCGTGATTACTGGCATCAAAGAATGCTTGATAGAGACAAGAAAAGTAAGTTATCTGAGGACAAGGCAGTAAAGAAATTAGCTGATGCTTATCACGATTCTTATGTGAAAATATCAAAGGAGTTAGATAGCTTCTATAATAAATATGCAATAGAAAACAATTTAACTTATGTAGAAGCAACTAAGCTATTAACTCCAGTAGAAATGCGAGAGTATGGTCGTAAAGTCCAAGAATTAAAACAACTATATCAAGCTACTAAAAGCGAAGAAGTATTAGCACAATGGAAAATAATGAGTGCTAGAGGCAAAGTAACAAGGTTACAAAGTTTACTTGATGGGATAGATATAGAGCTTATAAAAAATACACATAATGTACAAATGAATATGACAGAGCATCTAACAGGAATGTATAAAAGGTCCTATAAAGAAGCTTTAGCTGATGCTGGAGTAACAAACAAAGTATTACCTAAAAGAGCTATCAAAGATGCAATAAGTTATCCTTGGAGTGGTAGACAGTTTAGCAGTAGAATATGGAGCAATAAAACAGCTACAATGAATAACATAAGGGAAACACTAACAAAAGGATTAATACAAGGAAAATCAGTACAGAAAATGGGACAGGAGCTAAGGAAATTAGAAGGTGCTAGTAAGTATCAAGCTGAAAGGCTTATACGAACTGAGACCAATTTTTTTATGACCAAAGGCCATGTTGATGGATATAAAGACAATGGAGTAAAGGCCTTAGAGATATGTGTTGCATTTGATGAAAGAACATGTGCTGACTGTGAAAGCATGGACAGGGAGGTGATACCGATAAACGAAGTAAGTTATGGAAGTAACGTTCCTCCGTTTCATCGGTAAAAGCATTGTTTTTGTAGATGTACAATTTTACCTGTCACAGATTATAAAGAAGGAGAATATTAAATATGAACATTGGGGGAAATATTAGAAAATACAGAAAAGATAAAAATGTATCAAGAAAAGAATTAGCTAATGAGATAGGATGCTCAGTTTATGCTATTGAAAAATACGAACAAGGTCAGCGAACTCCAAACATAAACACATTAATGGCTATAGGCAAAGCTTTAGATGTTACTTATACAGATTTAATCGAAGGAAAAGAGCACAAGGGTTTAAAAGTTACTGTAAAACTTACTGAAACAGATATAGTTAAAAGTATTATACGAATGTTAAAACAAGTTGCTAAAGATGAAAGAATAGATAAAAACATAAGAGATGAATACCTAGCTGATTTATCTGAACAAATAGGTTTTGATATTGTTATTAATGATAAACCAACAGATTTTAAGCTAGATAAAAACACTCATGATAACATGATGAAAAAGTTTACTAAGGTTGAATAGGAGGATAGTAAATGAATTTTAAACAAGCATTAGAAGAAATGAAAAAAGGAATACCTATGAAATTACCTTCATGGGGTGGCTATTGGTGTTGGGACAATGAAAAAGAAACTATTATGATGCACTGTAGACCAAAAGATGCAGATGAAGGACAAGGTCCTATATTAGATATAAGAGAAACACAAAGAGTTGAATATACTCTAAGTAATATTTTATCTGATGAATGGGTAATTGCTAATAATGAAAATTGTACTTTATTAGGTGGAACTCCAACATTTAACTTCGGCGAAGCTATAAAATACTTAAAACGTGGATTAAAAGTATGTAGACAAGGTTGGAATGGTAAAAGAATGTATTTAGCTCATGTAAATTCTTATCAATATAAAGTAGATGGAGAAGTGCATAAAGATAGTTTATTTTTATCACCTTGGATAGGAATGAAAACAGCAGATGGGAAATTTGTTCCGTGGTTAGCAAGTCAAACTGATATGTTAGCAGAAGATTGGATGTTTGCTGAATAAAGGGGATGGTAAAAATGGATAGACAAGAAGTTATAAATATATTCGCTCAAGAAATGGCTAAAACACAAAAGAAAGCAGATAAATTTTATTATGAACAAAATAATAAAGATATGAGTTCTTATTGTGAAGATCATGCCTTAGTAATAAAAAATTTAGCTATTAAACTCGGTATATGTGAAGAAGTTTATCAAGAAGCTTATAAAATATATGATTTTAGAAACTCAGGTAAAAAAGGATACACATTAAAAAATGGGAAAATAGTTAAAATAGAGGGGTAAAATATGAAACAAAAGGTCAAAAGTAATTTTGAAGAAAAAATGGAGCAAAATTTAAAAAATTGTTATGAAAAGAAAATAGAAAAATATAAAAAAGAGCATGAAAAAGAAATAGAACATGTAAAATCAATAGAAGAACAACTTAAGGAATCAATGGAAGCACAATATGATAAAGACTTAATAGATTATGATGCTCTTTTCAAATCATTAACTAAATGGGCATAAGGAGGGATAAAATGAGCGATTCTCGTTAGCTCAATTATATAATGATAAAATAAATGAGTATAATCAAGAATCATATGTACATAGTCAATATATTACAGATGTAATATTAGATGAAATATATAAGCTAACAAGATATTGAACGATATGGACATTGGACATATTGGGCAAGGAGGTAAACGATGAAAAAAGGTATAAAAATGAATTTACAGTTAATGGCTGATACTGGAGCTGGTGGTGGAACACCAAGCCAAACAGGTGGTGGAACAATTACTGATACTGGAGCTGGTGAGGGTTCTAATACAGGAGGAACAGGAAATCAAGCACCATCATTTGATGATATTTTAGGCGGGAATAAAGACTATCAAGCCGAATTTGACAGAAGAGTAAGCAAGGCTTTACAAACTGCACAAACTAAATGGGAAGCAAATAAACAAACTGCTATAACAGAAGCTGTGACAGAAGCTGAAAAACTTGCGAAAATGAAGTCAGATGAGAAAGCTAAATATGAGCAAGAAAAAAGAATAAAAGAACTAGAAAAAAGAGAAAGAGATATAACAACTAGAGAGCTAAAGGCTCAAGCTTATGAAACATTAGCAGAAAAGAATTTACCAAAAGAGTTAATTGATACTCTTAATTTTTCGGATGCAGAAACTTGCAATGCTTCAATAGAAGCGGTTGAAAAGGCATTCCAAAATGCTGTTAAAAAGGCAGTTGAGGAAAGATTAAAAGGAGCTAAACCTGTAAAACCAGCAGACCAAACCACAGGAGATGTATTTGGATTTAACTTTACAGGTGTAAGACCTAGAAAATAATAGAAAGGATGATGTAAATGACAGTAAATTACGCAGAAAGTTATTCAAGAGAATTAGCAAATGCTTATCCATATGTCTTATATTCAGGAGCATTATGGAGTAACGAAAATACAAAAAAATATAAAGTAGTAGATGCAAAGACTATAAAAATACCACTTTTATCTACTGGAGGCAGAGTTGACGGAGATAGAACTAAAATTGGAGACTTCTCTCAAAACTTCTCAAATGAATGGGAGACTAAAACACTTACTAACCATAGAATTTGGCAAACACTAGTGCATCCACAAGATGTAAATCAAACTAATATGGTAGCATCTATAAGTAACATTACAAAAGTAATGAATGAAACTAAAAAGTTTCCTGAGCTAGATGCAATGATGTTCTCTACTATATATAGTTTAAGAAATGCACAAAAAGCAATAACTGCTGAAACTGCTGATTTAACAGCAACTACAGTATTAACTAAGTTTGATGCTATGATGGATGCTATGGATGAAGCATTAGTGCCAGTAAGTGGAAGGGTTTTATATTGCGATACACATACAAAAACTTTAATTGACAATGCTATAGCTATAGTTAGAAACAACGGAGATAAAAAACTAGCTAGAAATGTATCAAGAATAGAAGAAGTTGATATAGTTTCTGTACCAACAGCTCTTTTTAAAACAGAATATACATTTAATGATGGTAAAACATCTGGACAAACTGATGGAGGATTTGTAGCTAAATCAACTGCTAAAGATATAGCAATGATATTATTGCATCCAAGTGCTATATTACCTATAGTTTCTTATTCATTCGCACAACTTCAACCACCAAGTGCATTATCACAAGGCAAATATGTATACTTTGAAGAATCATTCGAAGATGTATTTATCTTAAATAAAAGAGTTGATGCGATACAAATATGTGTTAAAAAATCAGATGCTTAATAGGTAATTTAAATGGATATTTCTAAGATAAAAATAAAATTAGGTTTGCAAGCCGATGATTCACAAGATGAATTGTTGGCTATTTTGTTATCAGACGCTATAAATTACATGAGTGTGTATATAGAAAGTTCTACAATCCCCACTGAGCTTGAATTTATAGCTGAGGAAGTAGCCATAAAAAGATACAGAAGATTAGGAAGTGAAGGGATATCTACGGAAAAAATAGATGTCCTTTCGACTTCTTACAAGTCTGATGATTTTTATGAGTATAAACCACTGCTAAAACAATATAAGGCAAACAATACAAGAATAAAGAAGCTAAGGATGTTATAAATGGATTATAGAGATAGTGCAGTTATATATAAAAAAGAATTAATTGAAGATGGTTTAGGTGGCTATACTACAAAAGATGTAGGAATTAAAGAAATTAAATGCAAGGTAGCACCTTTTACTATTAGTGAAATTGATTCGGCTGGAAGGTTAGCGACTTATTCTAAAAATAAATTGTTTACACAAGAAAAGCTGGATAAATTACTGGATCTTGATGAAGATTTTTATATTTTATATGGAAATAAACATTATAAAAAAGAATCAGTTGCTGACTATAATAAATGCTACATGATTGTTATGGAGCGTGATGAAATTGGAAATTAAAATAACCTCAGATGCTGAAAAATTACTAAGAAAATTCAATAACACTGATACAGTTGAAAAAGATGTAAGTAAATTAGTAAAAGATACCTTGTATAATATCGAAAAGGATGCAAAAAGAGACTGCCCTGTGGATACAGGGCGATTACGTGGATCTATAACTACTAATATAATTTCTACTTATAGTGGTGAAGTAGGAACTAACGTTGAATATGCTGATTATGTAAACAGCGGAACTAGATATCAAGAAGCACAGCCTTATTTTGATTCAGCAGTTGAAAAGAATGAGGAAAAATTCGATGATGCACTTGATGAAATTATAGAAAGGTTATTAGAATAATGATTTCTATAGAATTACAAGAAAAGTTATATGCATTATTAAGTACATTGTCTTATCCTGTGCATGATGATGTACCTAAGAATGCTAAATGTCCTTATATTAAGCTTGGTACAAATAGAGGTAATGATAATTCTAACAAGACTAATCGAGCTTACAAGGATTATCAATACATAGATGTTTTTTCAGAATACAGAGGCAAAAAAGAAGTAATGCAAATTATGAAACAAGTTAATGACTTGCTTCAAAACAAAACAATTACACTTGAAAATGAGCAAGCTTTCTTGTATTTAAATTCAAGTGAAATATTAGAGCAAAAAGATGCCGAGGGTAAATATTACCACGGCATTTTGATTTATAGAATAGAAACTCAAATGAAAGGAGTGATAGTATGAATCTAGACAACTTACAATTATTAGCTGTTGAAGGCGATACTGGAGAAGTCATAAGAGGTCTTGATATAATTGTATCTGCTGGTGGTAAAGCTATAGGCGGGCAAAAGAACTGCAAATTATCTATCAAAGCTGATTCCATAGATACATCTACAAAAACATCAGGAGATTGGAAAAGAAAAATATCTGGAGCCAAAGAATGGTCAGCTACTTGCGATGGATTTTATTACGTTGGAGATGAAGGCTACGATGCTGCAGTTGATGCGGTATTAAATTCTACTGCGGTTGATGTAGTGCTAGCTAATAAAACAAATACAGTAGGATTTAAGGGTAAAGCTTATATAGTAGGCTTGGATTTAGATGCATCTTATGATGATGCCCTTACATATGATTTAAGTTTCGATGGAAATGGCAAATTAGAAAAAGCTAGTGCTGTTTAGGAGGAATACATGGTACTAAATATAAACGATAAAGATTATGAATTAAAATATACAATAAATATACTTAGTAAAATGTCTGCTAATGGTTTAGATCCAATAAGAAATGCTGAGAATGTTACAGGAACTATAGCTAATACAAGAAAAGCATTTTACTATGGATTAGTAGAAGAAAATAGCAAAATAACAGAGGTAACAGCTGGTAAATTAATGGATGCTTATATAGCAGAAGGAAATGCAATATCAGATGTAATGAATATAATACAAGACGCTATATTTGAGTCACTGGGAATAGACACAAATGCTGAAACTGAAAATAATACAGAAGAAAGTGAAGAGGGAAAGTAGAACTCAAAGAGCTAATTGAGAATCTATATAAAAAGTTAGTAGGTGGTATGAAAATGCCACCTTCTTCTTTTTGGCATCTAACTATATATGAAGCTAATTTAGCACTAGAAGGCTATAAAAAAGAACAACAAGAGCAATATAACTTAAGTCTATGTTGCTTACAAAATGCTTTAGGAATGGCATTTGGAGGGGATAAATTCAAGCCTATCAATCCTTTTGAGAGTGCTAAGAGTAAAAAAGAAGCTCATAAAGTAAGCAAGAAACAAAGAGAAGAAAACTTAGCATATATAAATAATTTATTTGAAAAATTTGGAGGTGGTGAAAATAGCAACTAAAGTTTTAAATGTAAAGATTAATGCTGATATAGCTTCCTTCAAAACAAAAATGCAAGATGCTAGAAAATCAATCCAGGATATGTCAGAAAGCATTAAAAAGGCGACTGGCAATAGTAAATTAAGTGATGCATTAGGAGCTTCTGACTTTGGCAAAAAGCTAGAAGAAGTTAAAACTAAAGCATCTAATTTAGGACAAGTATTTAAAGCATTACCTGGACCAGCAAAAGCCCTTGTAGTTGTGGCTGCTTTAACTGTTGCTACTAAAAAGTTATATGATGCTGGAAAACAGAGGTTTTTTGAAGGGCTTAACAACATAAAAGATACAGTCTCCCCTGTGTTTCAAGGTATGCTCACCTCGATAAATGCAGTCAAAGATGCTTTTAGTGAGTTAACAGGATTTGATTTTAATCTTTCAAGTCTTATAACAACCGGAGCAAACTTTGAATCACAAATGAAAACAGTTGCTACAATAGCTGGAAGTGTAGGAACTGAATTTGACCAGTTAGTTGCAAAAGCTAGAGAATTAGGAGCTGCAACTACATTTAGCGCTAGTCAAGTGGGCCAAGCAATGCAATATATGGCTAAACATACATGGTCGGCTATAAAGAAATTTATAGTAAAAAATAGTGGGTTAAAATTGGAAAGCTAAGTCAAAAGATATGCTAATCAATTACCAATCTATATAGGGATATATAGAAGGTTTAGAGACTAGATAAAGTAAACTAGAACAGTTGAAATATCCACGAAATCCACTACCTTAACAAGTGAAGTTGAAGGTAAAGAAATAGTCCAACTCTTAGGGAAACCTAAGTTCTAGGATAAAGAGCCTAGACAATGAAGTTTAGATGGCTGGTTGGTCAACTCAAGAAATGCTTGACGGAGTACAATCAACATTAAATTTAGCAAAAATAGGGGCTACAGATTTAGGAACAGCAAGTGACATTTTGACTAAAATATTGGTCGGTTTAGTAGAAATACTATTCAAAAAATATTCGGTGAATTGCTGGAAGGCTAAGTTAATATTTGTAATTTATGGTATTAATATGCTAATCAGCAACCAAGCCATGGAAAGCCGTAAAAGTACATGGAAGGTTCAGAGACTAGGAGAATGAATAGGCAAATAATAATTTCTCCCACGAGCGCCGAACACCTTACTATTAAGTTAAAGGTGATGATATAGTCCCATCCTCTTATGAAAGTAAGAGTTCTAGGATAAAGAGCCTAGATATAAGATAATGGATGATTTAACTGCACTTGGCATGCAAGCAAATCAAGCTGGCGACTTTGCAGATAAATTAGCTGCAACTATTACTAGAAGTAATACTGATGTTGTTTTATTCGGTGAATCCATGAAACAAACAGGTGCTATCGCTGGAGCATTAGGTGCATCTATGACAGATTTATCAACTGCTATTGGACTTGGAGCTAATGCCGGTATAAAAGGAAGTAAAATGGGTATGGCACTTAAAAATTTATTGTCGAATATGTCACACCCGACAGATCAGCAAACTGCAGCTTTAAAAGAATTAGGATTAACAGCTGACAAAACAGGAAGTTATCTAAAAACAACAGCTGACGGATGTACAGATTTAGAAGCTACAGTAAAAGCATTAAGAGAAGGCACAGAAAATATGACAAGAAGTCAAAAAGCAGCTTTGATAGCTACTGTTGCTGGTAAAAATGCTTTACCAGGAGTTATGTCACTTGTTAATGCATCAGCAGAAGAATACAACAAGCTATCAGAAGCGATAGACAATTCAACTTCTACAGTATCAATGTTTAATGAAAATATGAACATCTTAGGTTTAAAAGGCGAAGATGCTACAAAGAGAATAGAAGTAATGAAAGATGTATTTTCTAATACTGAAACATCAGCAACAGCATTAGGATTGTCTAGTAAAGACTTAGGATATGCAATATCTTTACTTGGTGATGATTGTAAAGTTAGTTCTCAATCTGTAGAAGATTTACTCGATGTAGTAGAATCTATGGATAATGCTAGTGGTAAAGTTGATAAATTCTGGAGAAGTGTAGGAAATGCTAAAAACATAGAAATAGACGGAAAAGCAATAAATCAACTTATAGATTATAACGGAACTTTAAGTGCTGTAGATAATTCTATAGTTGGACTTAGTGATCATACAGTAGAATATGCTAAAGCTCATAATGAAAACTATAAAAACACAAAAGAATATGTTAAATCACTTGTAAAAGAAGGAATGACAATAGACGATGCTAACAGTAAGCTTTCTAAATATGGAATAGAAGCTGAAAAAATATCATTATCTACATTGTCAATGTCTCAAAAGACAGATTACCTAAGACAAGCCTTTAAAGGTATGTCAGACGAACAAATAAAAGCTAAATTGCAAACTATAGGACTTGGAGATAGCTTTGATGAAGTTAACGAAATAGTTGATATGTCAGATGAAAAATATGCAACTTACAAGAAGAATCTTAAAGAAATTGAAGGATTATCAACTAGATTAGCTGACAGCATTGATGAAACAACGAAATCAACATTCTTAGCATTATCAAGTGCGATAGAAGATAGTTTAATAGGTGCATTTGAAAAAATGAAACCAGCGCTTATAAACGGCTCTCAAGCACTTACAGACTTTTTCTCAACTTGGAGAAACGGGGATAAAAACACTTATACTTTTGATGGATTTGAAAAGGGATTAGCTGACTTAGAAACAAAAGTATCTAATGCAGCTAAAAATATACCTAATTTAATATCAAATGCAATAAGTGGTGCTAATAGATTTATAAGTGGTGGCTCTTTAGATAGTTTATTAAGTATGGGTAGTAGCATAGTACAAAATATATGTAATGGTATAAGAAACAACAGGGAAGGCATAACAACAGCTATATCAGACTTAATTAGCAAATTCTGCGGTTGGATAGAAACAAACGGAGCTACTATAAACGAAGCTGGAAAAGTAATTCTTACAGCCATAGGAGACGGAATAAGAAACAACAGGGAACAAATTAATACAGCCTGTGGTGTTATCTATGATGCTATTAATGATTGGGCAGAAATAAATGCCGAAAACGTAGGTACACTTGGCGGAACAGTAGCAGATAAATTTATTATTGGATTCTTAAAAGGCTTTACAATGGATAAATTCGCTGGAATTAAGGGATTCTTTGAAGGTTTATTCAACAGTGACGGACAAGATGCTTATCAACAATGGGGTATTTCTAATGGAGAAGATTATACTAATGGAGTAAACTCAGGCCTTGAAAAAAGTAAAACATCAACATCTAAAGTTGCAACAGAAATGGGCGATGGCATCTCCAAGGGAATAATGGCCAAGCTAGAAACTATGAATACTAGTCAACTAAAAGAGTTAGAAAAAGAATTAAAATCCTTACAAACAACAACTCAAAATGTAGCTAATGGTATAGGTTCAAGCTTTGGAAAAATTAGAAATACAGTTAGAGAGAATTTAGTAGGTAGTGTTAACATAGGTAGAAATCAATTTGTTAACCTAGCTAATATTATAAAAAATCAATCTCAAAATGCTAGAAATAGCGCAACAAAGAGCTTTATATCACTTAGAAAAGTTATAAATACACAAATAACACAAGCTAGAACTGCTGTAACAAGTAAGATGATATCTATTGCTAATGTTGTAAGAACACAGTCACAAAATGCACGTAACAATGCTACAAGAAGCTTTATATCTTTGCGCAAGGTTATACAAACTCAAATGTCACAAGCTTATAGTTCTGTATCTTCGTATATGAACAAAATAGCATCTGCTACAAATAGAACACTTAACACTAAAGTTAATGTTACTAGAACTGTTAATACTGTAAATCAGAGTGCTAGAACAGCTAATTTAAAAGCTGTAAACACAATGGCATATTCAAACTTAGCATATAGTGCTATAAGAGCTACAAATAATGCTGCTACTGCTAGTTTGGCTAGTACATCAACTTCAAGCTTTTCTAGTTCAAGTGGTGTATCTAGTTCTTCTAATAGCACAGCAAAAGCTACTACAAGAGATATGAGGATAGTAATGCCAGTATATCTTGATAGCAAGGTCATAGGTGAATCTACTGCAGATATAGTAGATGATAAAATAAAAGTAAAAGCAAGAAGAGAAAACAGGAAGAGAGGTAGATAAATGTATAAATTCGGTGACATAGTATTAGACGATTTAGAAGGCTTTGGAATAAAAGAAATAGATATGCCTATGCTACCTCCTTCTGAATCTGATTCTATTGAAACATGGAGCGATAATGGAGATATATTTAGTGGAAGTAGAAAGAAAAAACGACAAATAAGCATCAAATTTTGTGTTGAATGCGATGATAAGGATACTTATGACACTACTGTAGATGCTATAGCAGATGCTTTTGATGTAGATGCTCCACAAGCTTTTTACATAGAAGATGAAGAAAAATTTATTTACTGCATTCCAGAGGATGAAGTGGAGTTTGGAGATGTGGTAATTCGTGATAATAAATGTTATGGTGAGGGAAGTGTGTCCTTAGTGGCATACGACCCTTATTTTTATATAGAAGAAGCTAAAATATTTGAAGGCGATAAAAAAATCACTTATACAAATGAGGGCAAAAAGCCATGCCCTTGTATAATTAATGTAAATTTGGAACAAGATGCTTGTTATTTACAAGTAAGTGATAGTAATGGTAATGCTATTCTTCTTGGAACTTATCCAAGCCTTGTAAATAAATCAGTTAACGAAAAAGAAAATCAAATAGATGAAGTATGTGAAACAAAGACTAATTTCTCAAATGGATCTTTTGTAGATGCAAATAGAGTTGTTACTGGTGGAGTAGATGTATGTGCTGTAAATGAAGGCGGATGGGCAATAGCAGCAAATGATTACGGCTCAGGAGATAAATGGCATGGACCTTCTATAAGAAGAAATCTTATTCCAGACATAATCGACTTTGAAGTGCAAGGCTACTTTTATTTTGATTCTACAGGAAAATTGAAATATAACGAAAATGCAAGCACAAATACAACAACTACTACTAAATATAAAGTAACAGCTACATCAATAGCTTTAAAAGAGAAAAGACTTTCTAGTAGCAAGACAATAAAAACTATAAAGAAAGGTGTTTATTTAACACCTGTAAAAGTAGATGGAAAAGAAGCAACTAACGGCTGGATAAAAACTACGTATGATAGTAAAACAGGCTGGGCTAAAATATCTAAAGGTTTAAAGAAGATCACTACAAAAACAAGTAATTATTACACAAATCATACAGCATCATTAAGAAGTGGAGCAAGCAAGAAAACAAAGTTATTAGCTACAATACCGAATGGTACAGCAGTTAATTATTTAAATAGCACAAGTGGGAAATGGAGTAAAGTAACCTATAACGGAAAAACAGGCTACGTTTGGAGTGAATATCTTACAAAAGGCTCGGATACAACGATAGAAACAGATGAAGATATAGTTGTGGCTGAAAATCAATTAGGCTTGTTAGAAATGTATGGATGCGATGTAAATGGTGTAAAATTATTCAAGTTTATGTTATGTGATGACCAAAAGTATTTTGAATCAAACTATCCAGTTGTACAAATAGGAAATAAAACTGTATTAGAAGATAAAGATTTTAAATTGCCAGAAGTAAAATTCACAACAACTACAGAAGGTAGTGGAGATAAGCTTACTATAAAGAAACATTACCTTAATATGGGACAATATGGAGATTGGAACGAATTTAAAGGCCATTTTACTATAAAAAGGGAAGGTACAAAATGGAGTGTTGAAGTTGTTAAATATAATTCCTCTGGTGAAATAGTTAAAACAATTAAGCCAGAAGATATAAGAGATAGCGATTTTCCAACAGGAAACCTAAATCATATAGATGTTTTCTTTGGCCAATATGGAGAAGAAAAAGCAGTTGATACAATGACACTTAATAGAATTATTGTAAATAAACTAAATGATACAACTCAAGAAGATACAAACTTATACATTTTTAAAGCTGGAGATGAAATAAGTATAGATACTTTAAATCAAAAGGTTTATAAAAATGGCGAGCTTTTTATGGATTACATAGATTATGGGAGTTACTTCTTTAATTTGGAGCAAGGCGAAAATGCAATAACAATAAATTCAGATAGCCCAATATCTTCTAGTAGTGTAATATTTAATGAAAGGTTTAATAGATAATGTATAGAGTAAACACAATTTTTGTTTTAAATCGACAAAAAGAAATAATAGATGTTATACCTTCACAGGGAGACAGTTGTTTTTTTGATGATGAATATGAGTTGGACCTAGAAACTTTTATGGACACTTATACATTATCTGTAAAAGATGTAAAAAGGTATTCTGATAAGTTAATCGGACTTAACTATATAATTTTTAGATTTAAAGGCAAAGATAGATTATTTCAAATATTCGAATCTGGAACAACTCACGAGAAAAAGAATGTTATAACTGACATTTACTGTGAAAATACAGGGATAACACTTATAAATGAGCCGACACAACCTCAAGTAATTGTAGGGAATGTGAAACAGTTTTTAGAAGCAGTTCTTATAAATACTGAGTTTGCAGTGGGATACGTTGACAGCGAGCTACTTAATACAGTGCTTACTATTGAAATAGAATCTAAAACAAACGTATTAAAAGCTATTCAAGATAATATAGCTAGTTTCGGTGCTGAACTTGAATTTACAGTTAAAAGGCAAGGAAGTAAGTTAAAACAGATTATAAATGTATATAAGAAAAAAGGGAAAGTAACAAATAAGATTTTTACATATGGTGATAATGCAAATAAAATAGGTCAAACCAAAAAATGGTCCGATTTCTGTACAGCATTAATCCCTTATGGAAAAGATGATATAACTATACATTCAGTAGAATGGATAAAAGAAAAAGGAGATCCAGTCGACAAACCACTCAATCAAGACTTTATAGCTGATGAAGAAGCTTTTAAACTTTATAACAATGATGGTAGACATATATTTGGCTATTTTGAGAGTGATGCCAATAATGCATCTGACTTGTTAAAAGAAGCATATGAGGAATTACAAAAACGTTCTAAACCTCAAGCAACTTATGAAATGAGTGTTTCTTATGATGATGAACTTGATATAGGCGATACTGTATCAATAAGGGATTTTAGCTTTGGAGTAAAGCCATTACTTTTAGAAGCTAGAGTAAATAAATTAAAATTATCTTTTTCTGATGAAACAAAATGTACAGCAGAATTTAGTAATTTTAAAGAAGTTATAAGTAAGATAAAAAATTTATCTAATAAAGACGATTTATTAAAAGAAATAATTGAATTTCTTGGTGGTATTGGAATAGGTGATTTGACTGACGAGGATATTGCTAAAATACGAGAATACTTAGAAAAAATGGGAGTAGAAAAAGAAGAGATAGACAAAATATTTGATGAAATTCAAGATATTATACATCCAAAACCAGACCCTCCCGATGAAGGTGATGGCGACCCTATTTATTTAACTTCTTATAAAAATGGTGTATGGCTTGGAGATGACAGATTTCATCAAGTAAAAACTTCTAAAACTGTATCTACTACCGATAAAACTAATGACAAATATGCAGAAGCATTAGCGTTATATGAGAAATATGACATAGGTAAATATCAAAACAAGGCTAATCTTAACGATTTATCATCTACAGGAAATAAATATAAACTATATCTTATAGTTGAACATTATGCTAGAAAATTTGGCTTAGATACAAATCTAGTGTATGCAGTCATAATGGGAGAATCTAGAGGTGACCCTTATAGTACTACAGGTAGTAATGGTGGTTACGGACTAATGCAATGTGAAAGAAGTACATACTTCAAAGAGTGGGGAAATAAGGCACAAACTATAAAATATTTAGACGGCAGCACTTATAAATTTCTACCTTCTTATAATACTATGAAACCAGGGGCAGGTGGAACTACTACAGTTAATGGAATAACAGTAGATAGAAACATTCTAAATCAAATACGATTTGGGTGCTGGGAACTACGTCAAGCTATTGATTATGCGCACGGAAATATATTTGGTGGATTAGTAGCTAACAATATGGGACAAGGTTCATTGAACTGGATAGTGAGTAAGTATGTGTGCGATAAATACGGATATACATTCGTTGATTCTTATTATTTGAGTTCTCAATCAAATGAAACAAAATTAAAAGTTTACGAGGAATTAGACAGTGGAAAATTTGACTTTGCAGCTTATAGACAAAAATTAAAAGATCAAAAAGGATTAGGAACACCAAATAACGTAGAATTATATCTATGTTGGTATAAAGTTGTAAATGGCCAATTACCTTACTATTTAGATGCTCAAGGAAACAAGCTAGGTTATGGAGTTGGTACATCTACTCCAAAAGCAAAAGGTCAAACAAGTGCATCTGATATAAGACAAATAATAGTTGATACGGCAAAAGCTATAGCACAACAACATACAGATAAGTTGGCAACATATGACCAAAGTTATCGTACTTGGAACTTTAAAAAGCCTAACAAAAGAAAAGGCACTTTTTACGGAATAAAAAATCCTATTTGTTACGATTGCTCTTCTTTAGTGACTTGTTGCTATGGTGAATCTGGATTAAAAAGTATATTCCATAGTGATTCCTTATGTGCAGCAGGAACACTTGTTGACTATGCTACGAGAAAAAGTGGTTATACAATGTTTAAGATAACTAAAACTACAATAGAGAATATGCTCCCAGGGGACATAATAATGATGTGCAATAAGGAGTGTCCAACTACATTAACTAGAGCAAAAGCTATGGCGTATAAATTTACACACCATACGTTAATTTATTGTGGTAAAGTAGACGGCACACATATGGTTGCACATGCTAGACAATGGGATTATTGGCCAAAGGCAATTCGTTATATGGCTGTTTACTCAGATATATATAAATATGGATTTTGTTTAAGACCTTACGATTTAGTTGAAGCCGATAACAATAATGTAGAGGACACTCCTGTGATTGACAAGACAGATATGAATGAAGTCTACATAAAAGCGGTTAGAAAGGCAAATGCATATGATTTTTATGACGATAATAATAATTTGTTAACTACAGTAGAAGGCTTATACGAAGATGATGAAAAAGTTTATCCAAGTTCAATTCCTTATGCACTTGTACATTTTGGATTAAATGATCTAACAGAAAAAGGTATAAACGGAGTAAAAATATTAGTTAATATATTAAAAAATAAATATAGAAATACACCGATTTTCATACTAAAAGAATTACATACTGGTATAGCATACGAAAATTATGCTACTGTAAATACTTCTATAGATACTTATAACACTCAAATAAAAGAGTTTTGTGATAATGAAGAAAATGTATTTTTATTAGATGTTTCTGATAAATTAGAAACTTATATAAAAGTATTGAACTCCAATTACACTAATGATGGTTATACCTTCAAGGATGATTCCAGTATTGGTGTTTTTTATGATGCAATAAAAGAAAAATTACTGGCTACTCCTATCGGATATAAAAAGAAAGATGATAGTAGTGAGGGAGATACTAGTGGTGGTGACGATGATGATAAGCCTTCAGAAAACGAAGGTAAAACAATAAATGTAGTGTTAAAAGCTACACAAATGACTGATTACGAACTTATAAATGGACTTACATTTAAATTGCCTTCTAAAGTTGCAGAAAATTTTTATGCAAGAATAAAATTTACAACAACAGATGATTTTAAATATTCACAAAGTAAAATTTGTTATATCGAAGGTGATGATTGCAAATCTGGACAATTATTACCCAAATCAAATACTACTTATAAATTAATAATAATGAAAAATGTAAACAGTGACATTGATTATAAATATTATGCTTCAGCTTATAAAGAAGTAGCAGGAACAACAACGACAAAGGAAAAAGATTTTATTGGAGGCAAAAAAGTAGTTGAAATAGCAAAAACATTTTTAAATCATTCAGAACTAGAATATTCTGGTTGGAAATCAACAACAGCTACATCCACTCCTGCATCATTTAAAAATCCATCTGCAAATTTAAGCAGATGGTATGATTCAGAAAGAAAAAAATATCAAATAGACTGTAGTACTTTATCAATGTATACATTTATGGGACTGAAATACGATAAAACTCCTTACAAAAATAATAAAATGACAAAAGTAAAAAGAAATACTGCATATAGTTGGGCAATAACTTTACCGAGACTATCTGCAGATCAAGCAAGATATTGTGTTGAACATGGATGGGTTTTACATGATGCAGACACAACAAACTTCTTAAATTTAAAAGAAGGAGATTTGATATTCTACGATAGAGATAAACTTACAACTACAAGATATATGCAAATTTCACACGTAGCTATATGTGTAGGAGAAGTAAACGGAGTAATGAGTTGTATTGAAAGTACAAAATGTGATAATGGGGTAAGAATAATAGCTCTAACAAAGAATACTCCAGATAAAGTTTTATTTGTAGCTAGACCTAAAAAATCATAGGAGGGATTATTATGAGCAATATAGAGACTATAACTAGAGAACATGATAATTTCTCCTCTAGTTATGATGAATTGGTAAATTTGCTTGAAAAAGTAATAACAAATAGAGAAATAACACAAGATGATAAGTATGATCTAGAAAAAGCTCATGCTACTTATTCAGAAAATTATAATCAAATAAAAAAAATATTGGAAAATGAAAAGGAAAGTAATTTAAACGATCAACTAGAAGAAGTCGGATATAAAAAATTAGATGCCGATTTAAATAGTGTTATGAATATACTCACTAATAATGGTGAAAAAAATACTTTTTATCTAGGTGAAGATGGAAGAATATTAATTGATATGCAAAGCATACCGATGCTAACCTTACTTGTACAAAAGTTAAGTCTTATTGCAAGAGGACTAGATTCTGATGATGAAGAAAGTAGCATAACTATAGCACCAGAATTCATACAACTTCTTTCAACTTCAGATATCTTATTAAAAGCTAAAAATATAAAGTTCGAAGGTTATGTATCAGCGAATGGCGGATTTTCTCTAGATGAAAACGGAACTATGACCGCTAACAATGGTAATTTCAATGGAGCAGTTAATGCACAAGGTAATATGACCGCCGATACTCTTATTGTTAGAAAAATAATCAGCAAAGATATTATTAATTCACTTACAAATGATATAAATGTGACTATAGCAACAGATGGTGATGATGCATCTGCTGTTATTAGTAGTGCAAAATTTTATACTGTACAAGGTTTTTTAGATGCTTTGCCACGAAATCTCAATGGTAATAGCATCTATATTACCATTGACAAGGAATGCAATGAGAATCTTAATCTGAAGGGATTTTCTAATGGTGATATATATCTGTATATGAATATGAAGAATTATAACGGCTATATAGCTGGATATAATTGCACTGCTAAATTATTCATATATGGAGCTACTACTGTTACTGGTATTCCAGATGGAGTAGATAGTCAAAGACCTGCTGTAATGCCAGCATCTATGGTAGGTAGCAACACGTATTATTACGGAATGTATTTCTCGAATTGCAATTTTGTTACACTTAGAAGCATAAATGTATATGGTCAAACAACATCAAACTCTTATTATGCTATAGGAGCAGAACATGGAACAACATTGTTAATGCAAAACTGCAAAGTAATAGGCAGTCAAAACGGAGTGCAAGCTAGAGGCAGCAAAGTTATTATGTATAAGAATTATGGAAAAACAAATAATTATGCTGCTAGAGCCATATATGGTGCTACAATATGCATTCAAGATGGTTCTATTCCTAGCGGGCAACTAGTTCACGATAATTCATCACAAATAATACAAGATAGCAACAAAGTTACTGTAGATAGCACTACGACTGAAACTGGAACTAATACTAATACAGGAACTACAACAAGTAAATCAGTTACATTCACTTCTGACTATGGAGATACATATCGTTATACATGGAGCGATTGGGCACAAGATAACCTAGTCATACAAGGGAAATGGACATCTAACAGTGTAGGAGCATGGTTCTTTGGAAATGACTTTGCTAAATTGCAAGGCAAGACTATAACAAAAGTTGTTCTAAAAATAGAACGTACAAGTGGAGGTAGTTCTTCTAATAATGAAGCTAAAATAGTTATGCATAATCATTTAAGTAGGCCTTCTGGTGAGCCTACTTATTTAAGTTGGAGCAAAACTGCTAATCTTACAATGAATGCAACAACAACAGTTACAATAACAGATAGTGCAGTATTGAATGCGATAAAAAACGGAACAATGAAAGGATTTGGATTAAAGCACATATTCGATAAAGATCATTATATGAAATGTACAGGAGTTATAAAAGCAACAATAACTTATCAAGACTAGAGAGGAAGTGACGATTTGAGTAATATAACTAATTTAAATCGAGATTACTTAATCAAAATAAATGTAAAAGAAGCAACGATAGATGTACCAAAGATGACCTTTTGGAATACAGATAAAAAGACTTCAAATATGTTTGTACAACTTGTTATAAATATGAGTGAAAATGAACTAATAAAGAATTATGTAACTATAGAAAATGCAACTGATTATAAAATTACGCTAAATGTAATAAAACCTAAAACAAATCAATATAGAACGTTTGAAGCTAAGTTATTAAATGAAGAAAAAGCTTTATTTGAAATAGATTTGACTTCTGAATTTATAGATCAAGTTGGAAATTACAACTTTGAATTTGAAGTATCTAGTAAAGTAGATAATAATGATGAAAGTATTACTACTTCAAGCTCAACTTATGAAGTAAAAGGAAGTATATTAACTAACCTAAATCAAGAAATATCATCAAGTCCAGATTTACCGATACTTAAACAGTTAATTGAACAAGTAAAATCTTTACAAGGTGGAGATTTAACAGGTTATCAAAAGAAAGAAGATGAAACATTAGAAACAACTAGCAAGAAAGTAGTAGGAGCTATCAACGAAGTTAATTCGCAATTTAAAGATATTGCGAACTTAGAAGGTATAGGTTTTACATCTACAAATTTAAAAGGCATATTACAGGAAATATATAATGTACTGTCTAATAATAATTTAATAGATAGATTTAATATTGTAACAGGAAATAACATACCAGAAGTTTATTTAACTGGTGATATAAGCACAATGAGTAAGGCAAATGCAATAGACTTAGCCATTACTGTAAGGATAAATGGTTTTGAATGGACTGGTACATCTAACACAAAATGGCAAGGAAATTCAAGTTTAGCATATGATAAAAAGAATTTCACTATAAAACTATATGAAGATTCAACGAAATTAAATAAACAAAAAATTAATTTTAACGGATGGGGAAAACAAAATAAGTTTGTATTAAAAGCTAACTATATAGACCATTCTCATGCTAGAAATATTGTATCAGCTAAAATTTGGAGTGAAATAGTAAAAAGTAGAAGTGATTATAATAGTTTACCTCAAGAATTAAGAGAATCACCTAATAATTGTGCTATTGATGGTTTCCCTGTAAAAGTTACTGTAAATGGAGTCTATCAAGGTATATATACTTGGAATATACCTAAAGACGCTTGGATGTTTAATATGGACGATACTAATCCTAATCACGCTGTTTTATGTGCTGAAATAAATAACAATGGAAACAATAATTTATCTAATGCATGTGAGTTTAGAGAAAACGCAAATATTAACGGTGCAGATTGGTCTTTAGAAATACCTGATATATTGAATAATAATATAAAAGTAAGTTTTAATGAATTAATTAATTGTATTAAAAATACAACTGATAATCAATTTATATATAATATAGAAAAATATTTAGACATTCAAAGTGCCATAGATTATTATATATTCCAATATTATATATGTGGATTAGATGGGTTGGCAAAAAATTTAATAATGATGACATATGATGGAATTAAATGGCTTTGCAGTTCATATGATATGGACAGTACATTTGGTTTATATTTTGATAGAAGTAAATTTGTAAATAGTAATTATCAATGTCCTGAGCAATATCAAGAAACTAATTCATTATTGTGGCAAAGGATAGAAAAATGTTTTGCTAAACAATTAAAAGAGAGATATACAAAATTAAGAACAAATATTTTATCTGTTGAACATATAACTAAATTATTTAACGATTTTATGAGTATTATAGGCAATGAATTGTATGCGAAAGATTTAGAAGTATATCCATCAATACCACAAGGGAATATAAACCATTTACAACAAATAACAGATTTTGTAACTGCAAGAAGTGCTTATGTAGACAGTGAAATAAATTCATTAGTTGAATATGATTTTTCTCAAGTACCAGTAACAACATTAGAATTAGACAAACAAAACATAAATTTAAATATGTCAAGTAATATACAAAATGTGGATTTATCGTCAATAACTAAGTATTCTGGAAAAGAAATATATAATAATGTAGAAAATTCAACCACTGACACATCAAAAATATTAACTGATTTCATTGAAATTGACTATAGTAAAATTAATTTATATATGTCGGATTCTGCAAATGATAATACAAGATTTGGATATTATAGTAGTAAAGAAGACAAGAATCCATCAGCTACTACTATTAAACTAATAAATAAGGAAGAAAATGGTTATATTTCTAATTCAACTTATCCATATATAAAATTAATGTCCGATGATAATTTTGCAAATGAAAAACTAATATCAATAGATAAAAATTATATAGAATCTATGTTAAAAGATATGGATTTATCTTCATTAGACAGTACTAATCAGAGTGACAAATATATACCGGTAACTGTATCAAAAGGAGATGTAGTATTTTGTAGACCAAGTAAAGCTGGGTATTGGAATGCAATAGGTACCACAAATGATGGTTTTAATAATGTCCAAAACAATAATACTGCAAATTTAATTGCATATCCTATAAATAAAGATATAACTACAGTGTATATAAAAATACAAAATAGTTTATTGACAAGTGATGATACATTAAAATATGCAATACTTCATAGTAAAGATTTAAAAGTAAATACTACACAAAATATAACTGCCACATTATCTCCGTCAGATGCCACAAATCAAAATGTAACTTGGGCTACAGATAATGCAAATGTTGAATTAGTACCAAATGGATTAAATTGTACTATAAAAGCAAAAGCGATAGGTAGTTCTGTTATAACTTGTACATCTGAAGATACTACTAATGGAACTATTTCAGATACTTGCAATATAATTATTAACTAA